GCCATAGGTCACCACTCATAAACTTTTCTTTCGGATCCCTAACCATATTCTTAATAATATTCTCCCTTGTTTCGTATGGAATAACACTATCACCAGAACCAAGGAAGTCACATTCAATTTCCTGAGAAATTTTTCTTGGATCGTATTTAAGTTTCTTTGCCATTCCTTCAAACCATGGTGAATATGGTTTATACCCGTCATCTGAAACTTTTTGGTAATCCTCCTCCGCAACATCCGTTAATATAAAGTCCTCCTCATCGTCATCATATACACCTCTATTTAACATATAGTGAACCATGTCCTTAACTTTAATCCATCTTAAATCTTTTGAATAACGTGGATCTCTGTACCAGTTTAAATCTGTAATATGGAAATTATTAATACCCTTAACCGCCTGATCGAAAACAGTCCAATAAATTGGATCAAAACCATTGGGAGTTGAAATTAAAATAATCTTACCACCTGTTGAAAGTGACGCCATAGAGGCCGCCCAAAAATCGTCTCCTGCTTCAATATACGCCGCCTCGTCAAATATTAGAATGGTCGGTGTATAACCCCTCAATGCGTCTTTCGATGTTGCAACGGCTTTAACCTCGCATCCGTTATTTAATCTAAATCGACTTTCAGAGTTTTTATCTGGAGAGAATCCCACATTCATCCAATCGGGCCATTGAACTAGAAACGACCGGATCTTATTTGCCATTTCAATTGCGGTGTCCCGCTTGTTTGCAACAATCAGAATCTTTTCCGGTTTCTCTGGTTTTGCGGTTTGTAATACTTTAGAAACCCACGCAGCAGTTACCGTGGTAACGCCAGCCTGACGATATTTTCTTGTAATGTTTTCATTGTAGTTCTCATAATCATCCATCAACCTAATTTGATCGGGAAATAGATCCAACGGTACATTACGTGATTGGGTATTATCAAAAGTTTGGAGATATGTACGTAGTGCATATGGTGTATCTTTGATAATACGGGCGTATTCTTTTAACTGTTCAATGTTAGCTGCCATACCTATAAATACAAAAAAAGGTGGAATTCTCCACCTTTATATACTTTGGGTTAATGTAGTTGTAATAAATTACCCACGATTTCCTTGCTTACGGGCAATCATTTGCTCAATTTTCTGAGCCAATTCCCAATTCTCAGCATCAATCGCTTGATTTAGTTCGAAGTTTAATGCGTTAATTCCCATACTGGCGAGTTTCTTATCATCCAATCCTGGCTCAGCTTCTGGTTCATCTTTTTCCTGAGTAATTCCTAAATTTTGTAAAAAGGTTTCCATGTCTTGATCACTCGTTTCTTCAGCAGCCTCTCTTACCTCATTTTGTATCTGATCAACTTCAGGAGTATAGTCTTCTTGATTAAATGCCGCACGTACACCCTCCATCAATTGTTGCATCATTGATTGTCCACGCTCTGTCCCCTCTAGAACTTCTTTTACGAATACTAAAAATTCTCTGGCTTCCAATTTGAATATTGCAACTAACAAATAATTTTGTAACTCTTTTTGATTTTCATCAAGTAGAATCTCTTCAGGGAATTGACCTCTGATTCTATTCCATATTGATGGACCTAATCTGATGTCCCACACTTCCTTTTCTAAAGTGTCTTCTGATCTACTAATTTCCTCCCAACCAGTTTCTGGTTGTCCCTGAACAGCAAACATCTCCATAACACCTTTGATTAATTCATGAACTAAAACTGGAAAGTTTATTCCACGGGCAATAATTGTTGGGGGTTCTGTGTTTCTATCAACTTCTTCTTTACCAGCCATCGACTCACCACCCATTGCGGCACCAATCGATTCATCTGGGAATTGCCAATATAATGAATCATTAACTGACATCATTAGACCATAATCTCTAATAAGAGTATCTGATCCTGTTATATCTTGAAGTCTATCCGCAACATAATGGTACATATAATACCCTTTCATTGCTGAACCTTGAATTATACTGTTAATTAACCTTCTTTTTGCTTTTTCAAAATTGAGATGTTCGAGATTTTGTGCAATTTCTACTTCATTTTCAACCGCTTGTTCGTCGTTTTCTTCACCTTCTTCACCTTGCTGATCTCCTTCTCTGTTCATTCCTTCCATATCCATTTCACCCATTCCAACAATTTTTGCGTCATATTGGAACGCTCCTTCTGGAATTGCCATTTCTTTTTTCACCAATTCAATGGCCAATTCTTCTAATGCTTCTCTATGATTAGCTTCGGTTTGAATGATATTCTGTAATGCCCCCATTGTGAGACGCATTAAAGGTAAAAGACCACCTTGACCTTGTAATGAAACTTCCTGTCCTGTATATTCTGCCACGTTTGCGATAACATCCCTATATCTTTCAGAGGCAAGAAGTTCTTGAAAATTATTTTCGGGTTGTTCTTCGTTTGTATCTGGGAATTCAACCTTATCAAATGGTGTGTCACCTTGAGCCAACTTATCTTGTATTCCCGGGTCTGGGTTACTTCCAGGTGGAAGATCCATAGCCATCTCTCGAAGATTTTTTCTAACTGAACGAGATATACTTTTGTTAGTAAGTTTCATACTTTATTACTTTTTTTCAGCTTTAGGGGCTGGATTTATACCTGGGCCTGGTTGATATGGTGTTGCTGGCCTTTGGGGTTTTTGATCAGGATTTCCTGGTTTTGTTGTCGGTTTTGTTGTTGGTTTGGCAGGAGCAACTTCTGCATTTTTAATTTGGTCGAATGTTAAAAAATCTGGAAGAGCCTCAGTATCTACTTCTGGTTCCGCAACCTCCGCTTCTTGTTCATTCATTTTTTGTTCAATCAATGATAAGATTTCGTTTTTAGATGTAAATGGATATACCTTATTTCCTACTATTTGATCCACCCACTCGTTTAGATTAAGACCCATGGATTCTTTTGTCTCTTCTTTTTTGTCGTCGTCGTCATCATCTTTAATGATTCCAGCGCTTTTTAACCATTCTGTTTTAGTTTTAAATTTTGGTTTTTCTTCCTCATCAATTTCTTTCCCACTAGGATTTACCTCCCCATCTTTCATCCTTTTCAGTAATTCTTTATAGCTTTCTAATTTTTTCTTGTCCTTGCAATGTTTTATTTTGTATTCAATCTTTTTAATAACATCGAATTTTTCTTCACTTTTATCTTCGGTTACTTCACCTTCATATGTAATGAACTTTTCTTTCTTTTGTTTCGCTAGATTAATAGCGTTCATATCTGTTTTTGGAATGTGAACCGGATTAACCTCATTCGAATAATATTGCTCCCCTAAAACTCTTTCTGATAATACGGCGAGTTGTTTGTCGCTTAGACTGGCTAGTGTTTTATCGGAAAACCCCTCTTTGAGTAAATTTGCTACTATGTCTTTTCTTTTCATTTGCGTAGTTTGTATTGAATTTCGTCATTTATTAACCTAAGCCCCTTAGTCATTAATTTTTCGGTTACACTTTCTAAGGTGTCACCATAATGGAATGATACTCTTATCGGCCTCTCTTCCGCATCCATATCAAATGGTTCCCACGCCAACGCTATAATTCCGTCTGCGGCGTCTACTACGCCAAAAAAATCGGAATTTTGAACCACTTCAAGTTGCAAATCCGAGTTTTTTAATAGTCCCACTAAATCAATGGATTTGAGTTCTGGTGGTACTGACCTTCCTGATGAAGGGATTTCATACCAGTCATCTTCCATTACATCATTCTTCTTACTAAAAATGAACTCATATTGGTTCTGACCCTTATAGTCTTTCCCCAGTTCGTTAATGTATACTAAGTACATTATTCAAAATATTTTCCTAACGTTTCTTTAACACTACCACTAACCATATCAGTTAATTCATCTAGGTCGAATTCTTTCACACCTTCGTCGTCAGAAGACTCCCTCGGAACATCATTCACATTACTATCAATTGCGTCACCTAATTTTAATTCATCCAACTCCCCATCATCTGAGAACTCATCAACCTTATTTACATCAGAGTCTAGAGGATCTTCTAATTCACTATCACCAGTATATAATGGATATTCATCTTTGGTCATATCTGCCTTAGCTAATTTTCCAGCCTTTTTAATTTCAGGATCATTTAAAAATTCATCTTCAGGACCAAATCCCACCATATCTTCTTCATCATCAAATTCATCATACTCATCTAAAGGGGTATTAATTAACTCATCCAACGATGCCACTCCGTCAATGGACATCCCATCTATTTCCGCAGTTTCTTGTGGAGGTAGTGGAACATCTTCGGCTGGAACGTCTGCTGCCGCAGTGTCTACCGCTTCTTCAGCACCAAGTTGGTCAAGAATTGATTCTTTGTCAACATCCTCCATTGTCTCAAAATCAACACCGCTTAAAACTTGATTAACAATCTCAGCGTAATCCGCACTTTCGAGTTGTTCAGCATATTTGTTTAAGTTTTGTTGAAGTTTTCCAGCGTCTTTTTTAAGAACCGCCATGAAATCATTTGGATCTTCAGCACCTTCATCAGGTAGAGGAGCTTCCATTGATGGGTCGCCCTCCTCTGGTGGTAATGCAACTGGTTCTTCTGGTACTGGCGCAGGGGCAGCTTTAGGTTGTTTTAGGACATATTTTGTGGCTTCCTGAAGGGTTTCTTGTTCGGTAAGAAACTCCATTTTTTTCAATGCCTCACCATATGACGAAAATCTGTTCTTGTTTTTCATGAACATACCTCCGATATAATCTAAGGAATTTTCATTAAGTCCCTTTTTAACGTAATAACCATCTTTTTCTTTTACGATGCCATAAACGCCGGATTTTGCTTCTTTGACAATCTCTGAAGATTCTTTTAGAACCTTATCTGATTGATAATATGTGAGATCAAGGATTCGTTGGATTTTCGCATCCCCTTTTAGCTTCTCACTACCTACTGGTTTTAACTCTCCCATTTGTGTAATGTTAAATGTGTTTTATTCTTATCAATAAATACAAGTATATCCATAAAAAATTATTGAAAACGCTTAATGTACTGATAATTTATTATCTACCGCCTCTTTTTTCAGATCGATTAATTTCTTAATGTACCCGTTTCTTCTGAGTAATTTGAAGGTGAGATTTTCATATGAATATTCACCACCCTTGTCTAAACCGCTTTGTCTAAACCGCTTTAGCTTCTTTTTGATCGATTCTACTTCAGATGTAACATCAATACCCAATTTGTTTTTCACCTCCAAAGAATCAATTAAATTGGCGTACTCTTCACCCTTCTCAAGTATACCTCTATCGTCGACATATTTTTTCGATTTTTGGGGTTCGACGATCCATTTGTCATTTAATATAGAATATACCCCACTAGAAATGTGTGGTTCTTTTACGTCCTGAACGTACATCTCAACCTCAAATCCTTTGATGGTGATATCATGTAATGAGTTCCAAACATTTTTCTTAGCAGCAAAAAATTCCGCAAGAAGGACATTACTGTGATTACTTTCGTCATAGTCTATCAAGACATGAAGGTCAACGTCGGAATATTCTGACCAGTTATAGTTTGCTAATGAACCCGTTAGGACTGCATCATAAACGAAGAATTCTACTCCTAAGAACTCAATAAATTTATCTGTAATGATTAATAACCGATCTCTGACAGAATCCAGCATTTTATAGGTATCGCCAGATTTTTCAAAAATCTCTAAAGACAAAGTTGGTTTTGAATAAAAAGATTTAATTATCTTCTCGTCATGTTCCCTGTCTTCTGATAATTCATCAACTAGCGATCGTGTACTCATGTAACCTTTTTATACTTGTATACTTTATTTATATTGCTATTAAGGAATTTACCCTGAGACTCCGACATTCTTAATTTTGTGAAGACCTCCCAAGGCACACCATAATACTCATAAATACTTCCATTTTTGAAAGTAACCGCTAAGGTTTTAGATTCTGTTTGATAAGATGCGAATTTTAAGTTAGTTGAATGGATAACAACATTAATTGTTTTTCCGGAGATTTGTTCTGATATGATTCCCATGGTCGTAATTTTTAGTATAATATACAAAAATTGGACAAAAAAAGAAACCCTTGACTTTCGATCAAGGGTTGTAATTTATCCTGGGAAGGGTGGTTCCCCACCACTTGCTAGATTTGTAGGCTCGTATTCGTTATTTTCTTTTCTGTCTGGGACTTCAGGCTTCGGTATTTCTGAAAGTTTGTCAATCAAATCACCAATTGTTTTCCCCGAATCAAGTAATTTTCGACCACACATTAAAAAATTCCCAAAGTCAGGACCTGGTTCTTCTGCTTTGAATGTTTCTTCGCCCCCGGGGGCAACAAACCCACCTACAAGCTGTTCTTTAATAAGATGATCCATTTGGGATTCTGTAATTCGAATTATCTTTTTCATAACCCCATTACTTGTTTTATTCTTGTAATTTCAGGTATGGTCTTTTTGTAATATAAATTTTGGGCTTCAGCAACCATATTTTCAGTTTCACCATCCATCCATTCGCTATCGATATAGTCTTTTATGAATTCAACGTCATGTGCTAACTTTTGAATATCTTCATTTGATTCTGCGTTTGTTATACGATCAATAAGATCGGTAAGAAAATCTTTTACTTCCTCTTTTGATGTAACTTTTGTTACAGAAGGAATCTCATCGGGAACTGGATCTGCGGGAACAGAAGAAATTAATTTAAACCTACTTGGATCATCGATACCCTTTTTTCGTAGAGCATCCATCCGTTCCTTTTCAATCTCATCTCGTTTACTCCCTATTTCACCACCGATCTGTTTTTTTGTAACAGCTTCGGGAGGATTTTCAAGTCTTTTTTCCACAATACCCCTTACAATTTTTATGAAGTCATACAAGGTAACTTTCTTATATTCTTCATATACTGCGGATTGTAATGGATGGGGTCTATCTAAACCTTCACCTGTCCGTAGGTAATCGAAATTAGACGATTGTTGATTGAGAGAAGCGAGACTAGTTCCAATTATATTATTTGCAAGTTGTTGTTTGGACATTCCCAAATGTTCGATTCCAAATGTGGCATTAAACATCGCAAGAATTTGGTCTTCTTTATCCCATTCCTCCTTCCATCGACCCTTCTGACCATACTCAATTAACATTCGTTGGGCCACGACGGATTTGAGTTGTGATTCGGTTACCCTTATTTTTTTACCCATATCTGAGTTTGTTTTAGGCCATTGGAATCTCAGGTTCAATCCCACCGTCAACCTCTGGGTTTGGCGCAATTGGTTCCTCGACATCTTCTGGCTCAGATTCTTGAGCTTCTAAGAGTTGATCTACTAACTCACCAACGGTAACCCCTTGGTCAAGTAGTTCTTTAGCACAACCAATAAATTGTTCAAAATCTGGACCCTCAGTTGCCATGTCTTCACCACCAGCATCGGGAGTACCTGTTACTTGTTCTGGACTTGGTCCTGTGTTCATAACTTGGCCTTCTTGTTCCTTAATCACTTTTTTAATGATATCATTAAGTTGTGATTCTTTAATTTTTACGACTCTTTTCATATTTCAATTGTATATTATTCTTTATTACATTCCATATAATGATAAATACCTGAATGATTCCTATAAATATGTGAAAGCCAAAAAAAACCCCCGAAATTGTCGGGGGCCTTATCTAAACGATTTCAATGACACGTTCTTTAATTTTTTTCTTGTCTTTGGGGATCGTTGCGGCTAGGATCCCATTTTCTACTGTGGCAGTGATTCCTTTCACATCAGAGTCGTCTGGGAGTGTGTATTCTTTAGTAAATGAATTGGTGAAGTAAAATGTTTTGTCATCAGTTTCTTCCTTTTCATGTGAAATGGTAAGAATGTTATCTTTCACCTTAATCTCGATGTCCTCTTTATCAAGTCCAGGGACTGCGAGTTCAACACGATATTCATTATCACCATTGATAATGTTAGTTCTTTTAACGCTTCTTTCGATGAAGCTCGGTGTCTCATAAAAGAGATCAACAACATCCGTAAAAAACGGATCACTAAATAATTTTAATTTGTTCATGTTTCAATATTTTTTTAAATGGTTTATTATCAACCTAACATTTACAATTTTTTTGCCAATCTTAATATCACGACATTTTGTCAGTTATCCGTTGATTATCAATGACATATTGTCTAAAACCCCACCATTTGTATTTCTCAAAAATTTATCTTATATTTGTAGTGTAAAAAAAAACACATTAAACTATGGGAAATTTTTCTAAATTATTTACCGGACTAGTTATGGGATTAGGCAGTATTGTACTGATTGGATTTGTGGCTTTGTTCGGAGGGACTCTCGTTTATTGGCTTTGGCCAGTAGCAATTCCCGCAGCCTTACCGGGGTTAGTTGAAAACGGGGTATTAGCGAGCGAAATTATGTGGTGGCCAGCAGTGTGCCTCACATGGTTATGTGGAATCCTAATTAAATCCACACAAACAAATAATAATAAGTAAAAACACGAAATGTTATGTTGATCGTTGAAATTTTGCTAACCTTTTTTGCATATCGAAATGGTTGGAAATGGTTGGGACTTCTCCCATTGGGAATAGCTTTTGGGATTGGCCTGATTCTTGGTGCTAGTGGAATGGATCCTAGTGATTTGGGAAATCTCATTTGGATTGACGTTTTGGCTATCATCGCCCTCGTTGTGATGTTGATCAAAAAAGGTCCGAATGCGAAGAAAACAACTGATGACACATCAGAATCCTCTAAAAATGACTAATAACTAAAACTTAAATTATGGGCGTAGATTTTTTTGAAGAACCACAGAAACCAACTCGAACAAAAAAAACGGGATCAACAACCCCAATACTTGACAATTTTTCAAGAGATTTGAATAAATTGGCAGATGAAGGGAAAATAGATCCGATTGTTGGAAGAGATAAAGAAGTACAGAGAATTGCACAAATATTATCTCGAAAGAAAAAGAACAACGCTGTTATAGTTGGTGACGCTGGCGTAGGTAAAACTGCACTGGTTGAAAAACTAGCGTTGTTAATTAACAAGGGTGAATGTCCTACGAGTTTATTGGATAAACGATTAGTTTCTCTCGATTTAACATCGTTAGTTGCAGGAACAAAATATCGTGGTCAATTCGAAGAAAGGATAAAAGGGATCTTAGTTGAATTACAGGAAAACCGTGATGTGATCATATTCATTGATGAATTACATATGATAGTTGGAGCGGGTAACGCAAGTGGATCTATGGACGCATCAAATATCTTCAAACCCGCGCTCGCCCGAGGTGAGCTACAATGTATCGGTTCAACAACATTTGACGAATATAAGAAACACATTGAGAAGGATGCAGCTCTAACCCGAAGATTTCAAAAAATCACATTGAAAGAACCGACTCCAGAAGAAACGGTTCAAATTCTCTATACCCTCAAAAAATCATATGAGGACTTCCATAAAGTATCATACGGAGAAAATATAATGGAAACTATCGTTTTACTTGCGGGTAAATTTATAACAGATAGATATTTTCCTGATAAAGCCATTGATATATTAGATGAATTGGGTGCAGAGAAAAAGGTAACAACTAAAATTCCACAGTCAATTGAAAAGTTAAGATCTGAAATCGAAAAGATTAATGAGAAGAAAAAAGAGGTCGTAAAAAGCCAGAAATATGAATTGGCAGCCCAATTGAGAGATGAAGAAAAGAAATTGGTTAAAAAACTCAATGATGAAAAACGGTCATGGGAAGTGGATAAAGACCATAACAAAGATCCGGTTTCTATCGATGATGTATATAGTATAGTCACAAATATTACAGGTGTACCCATTGCAAAACTCGACGATAAAGAAACATCGAATCTTTTAACACTTGAAAAACAACTTGGAGTAAAAATTATTGGACAGGAAAAGGCTATATCAACCATTTCCAAAGCAATCAGAAGAAATCGTGTTGGTATCAAAGGGAATAATAAACCTATCGGATCGTTTATGTTCTTGGGTTCAACTGGTGTTGGAAAAACATACCTGGCAAAGACAATTGCTGAGATTCTATTTGGATCTCCAGAAAATATCATTAGAATTGATATGAGTGAATATATGGAAAAACATAATGTTTCTCGACTTATTGGTTCACCCCCAGGCTACGTAGGGTATGATGAAGGAGGACAATTAACCGAAGCGGTGAAAAATAATCCATTCTCAGTGATTCTATTCGACGAGATTGAAAAGGCTCACAAGGATGTTTATAATATGTTACTTCAGATTTTAGATGAGGGGCGATTAACCGATTCATTCGGAAGGAATGTAAACTTCACCAACTGTCTTATTATTATGACATCCAATATCGGAGCACAGAAAGTTGTTGATTTTGGTAGAGGGTTGGGATTTGAAATTAAAAGCGATGCTGGCAAAGAACACGAGAAAAAAGCATCCATAATTTTAAAAGAACTCAAAAAACATTTCAATCCCGAATTCTTAAATCGTCTTGATGGACACATTATGTTCAATCCATTGGGTGATGAAGAAATTAAGAAAATTATTACAATTGAAATCTCAAACCTTAGAAAGAGATTATTGGAAAAAGAATATAAAGTAGATTTTAATGTGTCTGTTAAGAATAGAATCTTCGAATTAAATACTGAGGAAAATTACGGAGCAAGACCAATCAAACGAATTATTCAAAATCTTTGTGAGGATTTTCTTAGTGATGAAATTTTGAAAGGCACTATTAAACAAAACGTTCCAGTAAAAATCAAATGTAACAAAAAGGGCGAATTAGTTTTATCGTAAACTATCTTTTTGGATAATCACAGATATTTATTATCTTGTAGGTTCTCTTTGTCGATTACCTTTTCGTTTAATGAAAACTGATGGTGTTGAACCCATCATGACCTAAACCCCGACTGATTGTTGGGGTTTTTTTTGGCATCCTCACAAATTTTCTTTATATTTTATCTACACTAAATAATGTTCCATGGAGAAAAACCTTACAGCATCTGGGCTCACACTAAATTTTGATACGATTTATGATGATTATGAAACCTTTATGAATGAATCGAGGGATCCCATTTATCGAACAATTTTAAAGGCTTTTGAAAAGTTAAAAGATCGGGAAAAGGTCTCAGTTAATGTATTTGCCAATGTTGAGATGACAGAGTTTGAATCTGAGTTAGAGTTCACTAAATCGAATTTAGATATCCTCACAGACGTGATCAATCCATATTTTGAAGAACGGGAAGAGTATGAGCTGTGTGCTAAGGTTATGAAAATATTGTCTGAATTAAAAAACTAATCAGTCAATAACCTTTTTTTATTTTTCTTTCTTGTACCCCCTAACATTGTGTCGTCAGTCATTCCAGGTTCTATTGGTGGATCTTCATCAGGTTTAGTTCCCCATAATTTTACCCTCTCATAACCTCGAATTCCAAGTAACGCCCCGATGAATATTAATATATCGTAATATTCTTTATCTGTGAAAATTACCATATAAACCACCAGCGCCGAAAAAATGTATGTAAGGATCTTTTTAATCGAATATTCACAATTCTCATGAAGTAAACATGATAGAAAGTCGCCTATTTTTCTGAAGAAATTCATTATTGTTTAATTTTTTCTACTTTTATTACTGGTCTTATTGTATCCTTTTTTATTTTTACCGTATCCTCATCTAGTGGGATCTGGTTTCCGAGAGAATCAAGTTTAAATAATGCGTTTCCGTTTTCGTCGATCGCAATCACCTCAATTTCATGTTTTATGGGTCTAACCCCAATAGAGAAAAAGTCTTTTTTTACTTCGACGCTGTCGGATCTAACATCAAAGGGGGTCTCGCCTCCAACTGTCCGCTCAAAGAGTTTTTTTTTGTGTCAAAACTTAAGCCTTCCATATATTCTAGGAAATCTTGTTTAGTTAAGGTCTTATCATTACTAAGACGTTTGACATATGAATTTTCCAGAGCCTCTGTCGTCCCTTGAATTTCATTTAACTGTTCCTTCATAATTTCCTGTTGTTTCAATAACAAGGAATCGGTTTTAGCGGCTGAAGACTGAGCTTTAATTATTGTATTCACATTAGTTTGTAGAATTTTATTATTATCCCTCCAACCATCATACAGAGCGAACGCACCCCATACCACACCTAATACAGAGATAATAGCAAAGTAATACGAGCTATATAATTTAATATTCCCTAATAGTTTCAAAAAGTTCTGTTTCATTTTAGTTTTGTCCTTTAATATAAATATTGAATTTATAGTTTTATACCAATAATTATTATGTCATCCGTCTGTTCTTCGTCCCCCTGCCAGTTCTTTAATTTTTGTTCAAGTAGTTCGCCCTGGTAGGTTAAACTTAAATGTTTAAATGACATCAACATTTCGATAAATCTTTCTTTCATTAATTTTTTATTTTTCGGCCCGCCAAATTGGTCTACAACACCGTCGCTAAACATATAAATAACGTCCCCAACCCTATATGGTATTTCCTGTGTTGCAAATGTTTTTTTCACACGTTCATCATTACCTCCGATTAGATATGGTTCGCCCTTATATTCCGCCATTTTTTGATCACCTCTATTATAAATTAATAAGGGTCGCCTACACCCTGAAAAATATATTTTTTTGTGTGATTTATCAATAGTCACAAAGGCGATGTCAATTCCATCCTGATATCCACTTGTCTCATCCTGTTTTAATAATGATCGTAAATTTAAATCAAGTAAGGATAGAATATCTGATGGGTGTGTAAAATTATTTTTATCTTCCGAAATCTCATTTAAAAAGTTAGTACCGATTATCGATAGTAACGCCCCTGGTACCCCATGACCCGTGCAATCCGCAGCGGATATCATAATGTTACCATCCTTTTTATTGAACCAATAGAAGTCACCACTAACAATATCTTTCGGTTTATATAAGATAAACGCTTCCCTAAAGTCTTTTAATAATACATCAAGTTTTGGTAAGATTAGAGTTTGAATCCTCTCAGCAAACACAATACTTTGTGTCATAGATCGATTTTTCTCGGTGATAGAACTATATGCTGAACTTAACTCTTTATTTGCCTGAGCCAACTTTTTCGTCTCTTTAACATATTCACGTTTCATATATGCGTTCTCAATTGCATATGGTAAACGAATTAAATGATTCTTAAACACATAATCGTCGACCCCCTCTTTGAGTAATTCTATTGCGAATTCTTCTGGAACATCATCAGTCACTAATATAAAGATAACGTCCGGGTTATCCTTCCTACTATCTTCCAACGCCCTAAATGAATTATAATTAGGAATTGTGTGTTCTGCAACAACCACATCAGGGTTGAACACATTTAAATGGGTTAAAAACGAATCACTATCGGTACATGTCATAATCGGATACTCAAACCCATCGTCCAACAAAGTTCGCTTTATTTTCTGAGCATCATCCTCCGAATCATCAAGTATTAATATTTTTATAGTTTTTTTCACAGTTAATGTCGCTATCAAATTTTTTTATTTTACTACCATTATAAATACCGATAGCGACATCAAACCTGTTAAAGATTTAAATTAATCTTTATCTTTTTTTACCACCACTCGAACCTGAACTTCTACTTGCCGATCCACTTGAATAACTTCTTCCAGAACTGCTTGAACTCGAAGGTCTACTATAACTTGAACCACTACTTCTTGACGGAGTACTGTAACTACGTGTTTGACTTGAAGAAGGTCTGGTGTACGTAGAGCTACTACGATTCTGAGTACTGCTTGGTCTACTATATGTACTTCTCTGTGTACTTACAGGTGTACGTACAGTCGTACTTCGTTGCTGTGTTGATCTTTGCTGTTGTACGCTTCTTGAAGGTATTGCTGTAGTTGTTCTAGTACGAGTAGATGAGTTATTATAAGAAGGACGAGTATTCATTCTTGGATTTTGATATGTTGGTGTATATGTCCTTTTACTGTTATTATAGGTTTGTTTTGTTGTCGCTCTAGTTGTTTGCGTTCTTTGAACAGGGACATTTTTCTTCGCTGCGGTCGGAGCACTTACATATCCATCTCGATAGGTTTTATTATATGGTGTATAATATTGTCGATTCCAACCCAAGGCGTTTGAACTTGCATAATGTCTTCCTCTTGGTCTTGAGTAATACCCATAATAGTAGTTGTGTCCATAATACCTATTATAATATGGGTTATATCCCCAATATGGGTAATAAGACCCATAATAGTATGGGTTATATCCGTACCAACTGTCATAGTAATATGGGTAGTAATATGGGTAGTAATTGTAATGATACCCAAAATATAATGAATGTCTTAGATCCCTATCATAGTCAACATAGTAGTTGTTGATAACTGTGGGTTCTTGAACAATATCTTCATTCCCGTCTAAAACAAAATTAATTGGGAATGTAAATTGAACGGATACGTTTTGACCTCGTTGTTTTCCGGGTGTCCACTTAGGAGACGCATTTACAACTCGAAGGGCTTCAGCATCTAAATATGGATCTATACTCTTTTCAATCTTTGCCTTAGTTATGTTTCCATGTGAATTCACAACAAAACTAACGATTACCTTACCAGTGATATTATTCTGTATGGCTTCTTTAGGGTACTCCACATTTAAAGCAATCCATTTTCTGAATTCCTTAGCATCTTCCCCGTTGAATTTTGGCATATCTTCAACAATGAAAAATACTTCTTCCTTTGGTGGGTGTTCTTGATTTTCTTTTTCCAACCTATATTTTTCGTAATCGGAAAGCTCTCTTTCCTGTGAAAACGATGTTATGGTGAAAAAAACGAGTGTAATTAAAAATAGTAATTTTTTCATGATAGGTAACTTTAGAAGTTTATTACACGTATAAGTACTATTATCATGCCAAAGAGTGGGTTTATTTTAAAATGATAAATATTTATTAAAAAATAGATACATTTGAAAACCCTTAGAGAAGAAAGAAATAGGATTTTAGAGATCATGGGATACAACAAAAAAACGGTTGAATCCATTTTAATGGAATCAGAAATTTCTCGACAGAAATTTGAGAATACTAGATCTTTCGTTATTAGTAATCGTGTTCAGATATTCGGTACACCAAATTCAGATGATTGGGATGAACAAATTTACGCGATCTCTGCAACCGCAGGTAATAGTGTTGAAACGTTAAATGATTTTTTTGAGAAGTTTGATTTTAATCTTCTTATTAGTCAAAAGATTGTTCCCGTATTTTACGAGGAAGATGACCGATGTAATTTAGAATATTTTATGTCTTTCGACGAGTCCACAATAAATGGAGAGAAAACGATTACATGGCAAGGTGAAGAATATGAAATGACATTTGAGGTCGATAACATCTCAAGATCATCTTGTAGAGACAATTTAAAAATTCGTGATAAGGCTGATCAAATATTGGATCGGCTTGAATATGATACAAGTTTATAGAAACAAGTAAATCTTATGAAAAAAACATTAATTGAGCAAAGAAAAAGAATCTTGGAAATAATGGGTAATGTTAACGAAGAATTATTATCGGAGTTAAATGTACAATACCTTAATATGCTACTTGATAAAATTAATGATACAGGGATGGAATCATTAAGTAATTATGAAAAAGAAGCTCTTCAAAAATTAGCAAATGACCAAGATGTGAATCCACCAGAAGTCCAGTCTCTTGGACAAACCAAAAGTACATTAAGATTTACCGCATTAGATCCGGAAACAGGAGCTCCATTGATTACCCCAGATGAAGTCCTCCAAACATTTGGTGACGCAAAACTTAAAGATTCTTATATTCAAGGAGAAGCCGAACAATTAGCGGGGTTTGATGTTCCTGTATTTCTTGAAGGAGACTTAGGACAGTTAGATAAACCAGAAGAAGAACAAGACATCAGAATGGTTTTACCACAAGGAGAATATGAATGTGTGTCACGAACAGTTGATGAGGGCGGTAGCGAAGTAAATGCTTATATATTAACTCTCAAAGTTGAAGAAGACGCTGACGATTACGATCCTGACTTGGGTATGATGAACGAGACATCGTCTGACTTTGAGTTAGGTGAAATGGAAGATTATAAGGTTTATAAAGATGAAAAAGATTTTTCACCAGAACAAAAGGAAAAAATCACTAACTTTGTGAACAATTATAAAGGAGATTTTGAGGATGAGGATATTCATAAGTTAGCCGATGAGATGGGATTAGACACCCCTGAAGTTGAAGAGTTCATATACAATATGGCTCGTAAATAGATAAATGATGACAGGAGACACACAACTACAACTTTTGATTTGGGATTATTTATACACCAATTATGACAATGAAGGTTTAGAATATTTACTAGCTAGCACAGGAAAAGATTCGTTAGACAATCAACTAAATTGGAATCACACTATAATCCCTAAAATTAATGAAGGTAGTGAAACTATATATCAACAAATAGTAGATGATGGTGACATTCCTCCACGTAGAGAGTTATATTTAAATAATGATATTTTAACTATATTAATAACAACAGGTTATTATAATGATGTTGATGAAACTTATTGTGATAAATATGATGTGATTATTGATGATGGTATTGTTGAAGATCTAATATATATTACAGCTAATCAATATTATGTTCAATTAGACATATTGAATAGGTAAGTATTTATATAAAAAAATAATTTGAAGTTTTTTTCTGAAATGTTTGGTATTTATAAAAATAAAGTTTACATTTGTACTCTGAAATGAAGAAAAGATTAATTTAATAAAAGAAAAATGAAAAGATTACTTGACATATTATTGGTGGCGTTACTCGCAGAAGTCCTATTATGGGCTGATGAGGATGCGCAAATATATGTCGGGTGTAAAAGATAACTATTTACATACACGTTCCACTTGAAGAACCCGACATCTTAACAGAGTCGGGTTTTTTGTTTTTGGGCGTGTACGGTTCTTTGACATGATGGAAATTTAGCGGCGTAGTTCAGTTGGTTAGAATGCCTGCCTGTCACGCAGGAGGTCGCCGGTTCGAGCCCGGTCGTCGCTGCAAATTCCCAATTTGGGAACTTTGGTCTCTGGGGCTGCTGGGTGTGGCCGCCGGCCTGTCACGTCGGAGCCAGAAATGGGCAGACGGGTTCGAATCCCGTAGGGACCGCTTATGTTGCGTTGGACGAGTGGTTTATGTCGTCAGGCTTTCAACCTGATATGTTGGGGTTAACTGACATCAGGGGTTCGAATCCCCTACGCAATACAATTATTTGCAAATAATTCTTAACAGGTTCGATTCCTGCTCCTTGATGGTAATTGATCAAAGGGGATGGTGTGAAGTGGCACGGCACAAATGGCCCGTTCGTCTAGGGGTTAGGACGCCAGGTTTTCATCCTGGTAACGCGAGTTCGAGTCTCGCACGGGCTACAATGAATGAAATATCGTACAACGATTTCAAAACTGTTGACTTTTAGGGTTATTTTATGTATCAATGTATTAAATATAATACATTATGACAAATATAATTTACGGATTACGAGACCCAAGAAACGATGTTTACCAATATATAGGTAAATCAACAGTTGGAACAAAAAGATCGCTACAGCATCTAACACTATCTCATTCAGAAAAAGTGAATGTGTGGATAAAAAAATTAGAAGAAGATTGGTTATATCCAATAGTGGATGTGATTGAAGAAATTGAAAATCTTGAAGATCTTTCAGAACGGGAAAAATATTGGATTAGTTTTTATCATAATATCAATCCAGATTTACTTAACATTTTTTTAATAGATTATCCTTTACAGAATATACGTAGTGAAGAAGATGAAAATAAATTTAATTTTCTTTCCAACGTAATACAGGACATTCCAAGAATATTAAAAAAAGAAAGATTATGTAGAAATTTAACACAAGATGAATTGGCAAAAGAAATGAAAGTGGCAAGAAGTACAATTTCATTATGTGAGCGTGGAGAGAACGTAA